CGTCTCGTGGTCTCGGAGATGTGTATAAGAGACAGTTTTTTCCCCGGAGGGATTTTTCCAGAAACAATTTATATTTTATGTAGTACTTAAACGAGCTTATAGGACCGGGTATATGTTGCGATAGTAACAGTGCCTCCAACTTTTATGATGTTTTGTAAAACTGCCATGCAATTCTCCTTTCAACCGGCCCTATAAGTTCATTTAAGTACTACATAAATGGAGGCAAAGAAGCACATAGTCGTATGAAAGGAGGCGGTAAGTGTGGCTAAAGTAAAACCATCTGGAGCAGTAAAGAAGATGCGACCAGCTTTAACACCGGAAGCTAGGGAGAATCAGCTTATTGCGCTGGCCGTTGATCTAGTCGAGCAACGATTATTAGACGGAACAGCCTCTTCTCAGGAGACAACTCATTTTTTAAAGTTGGGTTCATCGAAGAACCGACTTGAATTAGAGAAGTTAGAAGAAGAGAACAAGTTATTGAGAGCAAAGACAGAATCATTGCAATCGCAAAAGAGAGTTGAAGAACTTTATACAAATGCTCTTAACTCTATGCGACGATATGCTGGGCAAGGTGGTCCGGATGAAGAGAATTATTAGATCGTATTCAGAGTTAATCACAATACCAACATTTGAAGAACGGTACGAATACTTAAGACTTAATGGACAAGTTGGTGTTGAGACATTTGGGTTTGACCGATATCTGAATCAAGCGTTTTACAAATCGAAAGAATGGTTGTCAGTTCGCAATCAAATTATCATGAGAGATAACGGTTGTGATTTAGGAGTTGAAGGTTATGAAATTCATGGACGAATATTGATTCACCATATAAATCCTATTTCAAAAGAGGATATTTTGGAAAGAAACAAAATTCTTTTCGATCCTGAAAATTTAATAACCACTGTAAAAAGAACTCATGACGCAATCCATTATGGCGATAGAGATTTGTTAATAAAAGCGCCAATTGTAAGAAGTATGAATGACACTTGTCCATGGAAACATTAAAAGGAGGGAATGAAATGAGTAATAAAAACTATCGAAATTATCAGAATTATCAGAAGGGAAAAGAACAAACGCCAGATCCAGAACCTGCTGTAGGACAGATCGGAGAAAAGTTTTATATTCCGGAAACGGTTATCGAACCGACTGAAGAAAACTCAGCAGATACAGAACCTGCTGATAATACTGACGACACTGTAGAATCAGAGCCTGTTAAAACAGAAATCGGAAAAGTTAATTGCATTAGACTGAAAATTCGCAATAAGCCGTCAATGGGAGGCTCTATTGTCTGCTTGGCTAGAGTCGGCGATGAGCTTACGATTGACAGAAGTAAATATTACGATGGATGGCTTAAAGTAACCACAGTAGACGGATTGGAAGGATTCTGCAAACAAGATTTCGTCACCGTCATTTAACAAATAAGAAAGAGGTGGGCGAGATAATGAATGAAAGTATACTTACTTCGATTAAGAAGTTATTAGGTATTACGGAAGAATACGAACAGTTTGATCCGGATATCATCATGCACATTAATTCAGTTTTCATGATCCTCACTCAAATGGGAGTCGGTCCGTCAAAAGGATTTAGAATCAGTGATAAGTCAGCAGTTTGGTCTGACTATATAACTGACAACCAGAATTTAGATTCGGTCAAATCTTATATTCATTTAAAGGTGAAATTGTTGTTCGATCCACCATTGAGTTCTTCTGTGATGGAATGTATGAAACAGTTAATTTCAGAGCTTGAATGGAGATTGTATGCTGAATCCGAATTAGAGAGTGGAGGTGACAGTGATGAGTGATAATGTACTTTGCCATTGGGGAAAGAAGGGTATGAAGTGGGGTGTTCGAAGATACCAGAATCCGGATGGTAGTCTTACTGCACAAGGTAGAAAACGATATGCACGAGATGCTAGAGAAAAAGAGTTCAGTAATTACGACGAATCTGCCAAGAAATACTACAAGACTTCTAAGAAGAATGGTCGAAGCGATTTGGAGTTTGACGCACATCGTTATGCTAAAGAAGATACGGAAAGAGCAAAACGATTAGCTGATGCCGGACGTAATCTTTCTGGAGATTTGAAGCGGACCGTTGATACTTCTGCTAGAAATAGAAAGGTTCCTAAAATGGACCTTAGCAAAATGACAGATAAAGAAATGCGAGAGCAAATTAATCGTGCGATGTTAGAGCGGCAATACGATGATATGTTTAACACGAAGAAGATTTCTAGAGGTCGTGAGTATGCTAGCAGAATTCTCGACAATGCCGGAAACGCACTCGCAGTGACAAGTTCAGCATTAGGAATCGCCCTAGCCATTAAAGAACTTAGGGGGTGAGTGATCCTATGGAATTATGTCATCATGGCGTGAAAGGTCAAAAGTGGGGTGTTCGACGTTATCAATACGCTGATGGCACATATACCCCGGCTGGCAAGAAACGATATCAAAATAATAATTCAGCTCCTGTAAAACGTATGAGTTCTATGCTGAGTATGAAAGCTAGCGAATTAGCAAAGAAAGCGGGAACTCAAATTACAGGAAAACAATACGTTGATACATATTTGAAGAAAGGCACTACATTTGCCAGAATACAAACTTCAAAAGAATTTGAGAAATTTGCCTTTTATGCTACTTATAAGAAGCATGATATGGATGAGTATATGGGACTCTTTGGTAAGAATCTCACAAGCAGAGCGTCTAAAGCAGCCAAACAAGCTGAGAAGACAGCTAATGCTTCTGGCAGTCAGAAAGAACTAAAGATTGCAAAAGAAGCACGCGATTATGCTAATAGTGTGAAAGTTTATCAGCTTAAACTCGATGCTACGAAAAAGTTAAAAGTTCCATCGGACGAAAACGCAAGTCACATTACAGCTAATCTGCTTAAAGAAAAAGATTTTAAAAAGAACGTCGAAGCTTCCATAGCGGATTCGAAAGAGAAGATGAGGCGTCCTACTCAGCAGTTACTATTCAAGCAAGCTCAAAATGCATTGAGTAAGGATCCCGGCAAAATGTCGCCATCTGATAAAGTGGCTGTTTATAAAGCTTTGAATCTTTCACTTACAAATCACAATCCTCAGGAAGTAGCTGCTCAATATCGTTTCTACTCTGAGTTAAAAAAGAAGGGTTACAATGCATTGCTAGATTACAATGACAAAGAGTATTCAAGTTACCATGCTAAGCGCCCAATGATCGTTTTTGATACTGATTCTGTGAAATTACAATCAGTGACTGAAACAAACCCTAAAGTTGTGGATAAATTATATAAGCGATATAACACCGAACGAATCGCTAAAGAAATTTCTGCTAATACAATAGGGCATGTGTCCAAGTTTGGTGTTAAGAGTTTATCTGAGTGTAACTCTTACATTAAACGAAAAACAGAAAATTATTTGAGTTAAAGGAGAATTAGTATGGCATTATCGAACACGGCCACCCCGAAGTATTATGGCATGTTTCGAGATGCCGTTATTCGAGGTGAAATACCAGTATGTGAAGAAATTTCAATGGAGATGAATCGAATAGATGCACTAATCGCTAACCCTGGAGTTTGGTATGATGACCAAGCAATTCAGGGTTTTATTGATTATTGCGAATGTGAACTCACATTAACAAGCGGCGAAGATTTACATTTATTGGATTCGTTTAAACTTTGGGCAGAACAGATTTTTGGATGGTATTACTTTGTTGATAGAAGCGTTTATGAGCCGGATCCGGATGGACATGGAGGGCATTATGTCACCAAAACAATTAAGAAACGGCTTATCAACAAACAGTACCTTATAGTAGCTCGAGGAGCAGCTAAATCTCAGTATGAATCATACATACATAACTATTACCTGAACGTTGATACATCAACTACACATCAGGTGCATACTGCTCCAACAATGAAGCAGGCTGAAGAGGTACTATCGCCAATGCGAACTGCGATTACTAGAGCTAGGGGTCCATTATTTCAGTTTCTTACTGAAGGTTCTCTACAGAACACAACAGGATCCAAAGCGAATCGTACGAAGCTGGCGTCTACTAAGAAGGGTGTTGAAAACTTCTTAACCGGATCTTTAGTTGAGATCAGACCGATGACCATCGATAAGTTACAGGGTTTGAATAGCCGAATCAATACTGTTGATGAGTGGCTTTCTGGTGATGTTAGAGAAGATGTTATTGGCGCTCTTGAGCAGGGCGCGTCTAAGAATGATGACTACCTAATTGTTGCAGTTAGCTCAGAAGGTACGGTGCGTAATGGACCTGGCGATACCATCAAAATGGAATTAATGGACATTCTCAAAGGAGATTATGTAAATCCTCATGTTTCTATATGGTGGTATAAGTTGGACTCTATAGATGAGGTCAATGATCCAGACATGTGGTTGAAAGCCAACCCGAATCTTGGTAAGACCGTCACTTATGAGACATATCAATTGGATGTTGAAAGAGCTGAGAAAGCTCCAGCTGTTCGAAACGATATTTTGGCTAAACGTTTTGGAATACCTATGGAGGGTTACACCTACTACTTTACTTATGAGGAAACACTTCCCCATAGAAAAAAAGAATATTGGGGAATGCCATGCTCGCTTGGTGCGGACTTATCACAAGGAGATGATTTCTGTTCATTTACTTTCATGTTTCCTTTACGTAATGGATGTTTTGGTATCAAGACAAGAAACTACATAACTGAATCTACAATGGCTAAATTACCATCGGCGATGCGTTTCAAGTATGACGAGTTTACCGAAGAAGGAAGTCTTATTGTTATGCCTGGGACTATTCTCGACATGATGGAAGTTTATGAGGATCTCGATAATCATATTGCCGAACGAGAGTATGATGTTCGTTGCTTTGGTTATGATCCTTATAATGCTAAGGAATTTGTTGAGAGATGGGCTAACGAGAATGGATCTTTCGGAATAGAGAAGATCATTCAGGGCGCTAAGACGGAATCGGTTCCTCTTGGCGAGTTGAAGAAGCTTTCAGAAGAGCGAATGCTTCTGTTTGACGAAGGTCTTATGACTTTCACGATGGGTAACTGTATCGTTATGGAAGACACAAATGGTAACCGTAAATTATTGAAGAAACGTTACGACGCAAAGATTGATGCGGTTGCTGCTATGATGGATGCCTTAGTAGCGTTCAAGATTAATAGAGAAGCATTTGAGTAAGGAGGTAATCGATGGAAGACAATTATTTAAGTCATCACGGTGTCAAAGGAATGAAGTGGGGTAAGAGAAAATCATTGCCCACATCTAGCATTAGAAGCAACTTGAATTCTACAAAAGCACAGTACAAGAGTGCTAGAAAAGCGTACAACAAATCGTTCAGTGATGCGTATAATTATGCATATCAGGCATACAGTCCATTTAAAAAGCGCCGTCAAGCTAATGCAGATCGATGGGAACGTGCCAATGCAGATTCTGAAAAGGTTAGAACGTCGAAAAAAGCATACAAACAAGCTAAAACTGAACGTAAGAAGGCATTGAATAAAACTTACAAAGAGATAAACAAGAAGACGTCTTTTGGTGAAAAACTTTTAACCAATAGCGCAACGAGAAAGAAAGCCGCCAAATATGTTGTTGATAATGATATGTCCATGAAAGAAGCACGTAAAAAAGCTAACAAACAAGCTCTTAGAAACACGGCAGCACTTATTGGCGCATACGGTGGAATTACAGTTGCAGCACTATACAAGATGAATCACTAAAGGAGATGAATGGCGGCAAATTTATAGAACGAAAACCGAGGGGTGACGGTAAGTAGTTCTCTGCCGCTTTTTATAGAAAGGAGAAACGTCAAAATGGATTTAACCATTGGTTCCAGACTTAAGAATGCCTGGAATGCATTTACTAATCGAGATCCTACAGGGTTTTACCCGCAATTAGGTCCAGGTTATTCATCAAGACCAGATAGACCTAGACTATCTCGAGGAAACGAGCGTTCAATAGTTACAGCTATATTCAATCGCATAGCATTGGATGTTGCTAGTGTTAAAATCAAGCACTGTCGATTAGATGAGAATGAACGTTTTATAAGCACTATTGAAGGTGGACTAAATTATTGCCTTACTATTGAAGCTAACATTGATCAAACTGGAAGAGCATTTATTCAGGATGTGGTTATGTCGATGTTAGATGAAGGATGTGTGGCGATAGTTCCCGTAGACACAACAGGTAATATTGATGTTTCAGACTCTTACGACATACTAACAATGAGAGTTGGTAAAATTATAGAATGGTACCCACAATTTGTAAAGGTACAAGTCTATAACGATCGAAAGGGTTATAAAGAAGATGTCTTATTACCTAAACGAAGCGTGGGCATTATTGAAAACCCACTTTATGCAGTTGTCAATGAGCCTAACTCAACTATGCAACGTCTTATAAGAAAACTTAGTTTGCTAGATGTGACAGATGAACAAACGGCATCAAACAAGTTAGATTTGATTATACAGTTGCCTTATGTTATTAAGACTGAGGCCAGACGTCAGCAGGCGGAGAATAGGCGCAAAGATATAGAGTCACAATTATCTGGCTCAAAGTACGGTATTGCTTATACCGATGGAACTGAAAAGATTACACAGTTAAATCGTTCAGTCGAAAACAATCTGATGAATCAGATACAGTATTTGACTGATATGGTTTACAGTCAGTTGGGCATCACAACGGCAGTAATGGATGGTACTGCTGACGAGAAGACAATGCTCAACTACAACAACAGAACAATCGAACCAATAGTATCTGCTATTGTCGATGAGATGAAACGAAAGTTTCTGAGCAAAACAGCTCGCTCACAAATGCAAACGGTTGCATACTTCAATGATCCATTCAAACTCGTTCCAGTTAACGATATCGCTGAGATTGCTGATAAGTTTACTAGAAATGAGATCATGACGTCGAATGAGATTCGACAAGTCATTGGAATGAAACCGTCTTCGGATCCAAAAGCTGATCAGCTTGTTAATAGCAACATTAGTCAACCTAATGAAGAGCAGCCTGTGAATCCAGAAGAAGCTGAATACTATGATGAAGGAGGAGAAGATCAAAATGGCTAATTATGACTTTAGCGGATGGGCAACTAGAAATGATTTGCTCTGCGGCGATGGTCGAACCATTCGCAAGGACGCGTTTAAAGATAACGATGGTTGCGAAGTGCCTTTAGTTTGGAATCACGAACATAATGATCCGAATGCTGTACTTGGTCATGCGGTTCTTGAGAATCGTGATGATGGTGTTTATGCATATGGAAAGTTCAATGATACCGAGCAGGGGCAGCATGCTAAGAAACTGGTCCAGAATGGCGATGTTAAATCACTTTCCATTTGGGCAAATCAGCTCAAACAGTTGGGTAAAGATGTGATTCATGGCAACATTAGAGAACTTAGTCTCGTGTTGGCTGGCGCTAATCCTGGAGCGTATGTGGATTATATTATGGCGCATAGTGAGGAAGAAGGCGACAGTCTTGAAGCATCATGGGATGAGAATATCATGCTTTATCACTCAGCAGATGAGCCTAAAGAAAAGAAAGAAGATCCAGAAAAGATGGAAGGAGACAAGAACAAAGAAACAAGTACGTCTAATGAAAACGGAGAAAAGACCGTCCGGGACGTAATTGATTCTATGAATGAGGATCAGAAAACCGTAATGTATGCAATGATCGGTCAGGCTTTAGATGAGAACGGCGGATCAAATGACGACGATGATGAAGGAGGAAATGAAGTGAAACATAACGTATTTGACAATGATTACACACAGCCAGAGAATGTACTCAGCCACTCCGATGAAATGGCAATTATCTCCCTTGCTAAACAGAGTAATGTAGGTAGCTTAAAGCAGGCCATGGAGATCTACGCTGAGGAAAACAGTGATTCTTTGGCTCATGGTATTTTCGAGGACACTGAAGCTTTGTTCCCAGAGTATGAGCTTCTTAAGAAAGGTGAGCCAGAGACTCTAGAGAGAGATCAGTCCTGGATCGCTTCTGCAATTGCTAAGATTCACAAGAGCCCTATCAGCCGTATTCGTACTCGCCAGGCTGATGCTCGTATTGCTGAGCTTCGTGCTAAGGGTTATCAGAAGAAAGGTAACTACAAGCAGGAGATGGCTAAGATTAAGTTGATCGGAAGAACAACGGATCCGCAGACAATCTACATTAAAGATGACATGCATCGTGATGACATTATCGACATCACAGATTTCGATGTAGTAGCTTATCAGTGGAAGATGATGCGTCACATTCTTGACGAGGAGCTTGCTATGGCAGCATTAGTTGGTGACGGTCGTGAAGAGGGAGATCCGGACAAGATTCATGAGGATCATGTTCGTTCTATCTGGCATGACGACGAGCTGTATTGTATCCATCAGGATGTAGATTTCGAAGCAGCTAAGACTAAGCTTCAGGGATCAAACACCGGAGCAAACTTTAGCGAGAACTATATCAAGGCTGAGGCTATGATTGAGGCAGCTTTGTATTCCCGTGAGAAATTCAAAGGTTCAGGTACGCCGGATCTGTACTGCACACCTCACTTACTTAACGTAATGCTGTTAGCTCGTGACTTGAACGGTCGTCGTATTTACGATTCCAAGGCTGACCTTGCGAAAGCTTTGAATGTTAACGAGATCCATACAGTTGAGCAGTTCGAAGGTTTGACAAGATTAGATTCAAAGAGCAAGACTAAGAAACTTCTTGGTTTGTTTGTAAACCTTTCTGATTACCAGTTCGGTTCAACAAAGGGTGGCGAAGTAACGAGATTCGAGGACTTCGATATGGACTTCAACCGTTACAAGTACATGCTGGAGACAAGATTGTCCGGTTCTTTGACGAAGCTTTACTCTGCTATTGCTTTGGAAGAGCCTGTTAATGACTAATTAAAAAGGAGGACGCTATAATGGATAGAATTTATCATCATGACGACACAATGTATGTAGCTACAACAAAGATTTATGTTAAGTCTGGAGATACATATGCGTATGCTGATTCAGCTAAGAAGGAAAAGATTAAGGCTGAGGTGCTTCAGGATTTATTCCATGAAGGATTGATCATCGTTGATGGCACAACCGAGTATACACCGGTTAGCTTTGACTTGACTGAAGGCGTAGCATCTCTGACCTACATCAAAGCTACAAAGGCGAGCGGAAGCACATTAACTGCTACACCTACGGTAATTTACTCTGAAGAATATACCGCAGAGGCTGCCTAAAGTAAGAGACGGAGGAATTCAAAATGGGTAAATGGTTTGGCAAAATTGGTTATGCAGTGACTGCAGAAACAGAACTCGGTCTATGGGAAGAGCAGATCATCGAACGTGATTACTATGGCGACATGACAAGTGATCGCAGGAAGCGTCAGAATTCTCAAGGGGTTAATGATGACTTAAGTCTTTCTAACGTGATCAGCATAATTGCCGATCCATTTGCCTATGAGAATTGCTCACATATGGCTTATGCTGAAATAATGGGTGCTAAGTGGAAAATCTCAGACATTGAGGTTCAGTACCCGAGACTTATCTTGACTATAGGAGGTGTATACAATGGGGACCAGACTTGATCTACAAAGTAAGTTGGTTGAAATGCTTGGAAGCAACCATGTATATTATCAACCTCCGGAGTCAGTTAAGATAGAGTACCCGGCTATAGTGTACTCTAAAACTAACATTCGAATTACTAGAGCAAATGACTCGGTGTATTCGAAAAGAAATCAGTATGAAATTATTGTGATTGATAAGAAACCTGATAATCCAGCGATAGATAAGCTTTTGAATACGCCGTATTGTTCTTACGATAGACACTACAATTCAGACAATCTCAATCACGATGTATTAACACTATATTATTAAGGAGGAAAACCTATGAACAGAAAATTAACTTGGGATCAGACAGGCGAGCGTTTGTATGAGACTGGTGTAAAGAAGGGTGTTCTTTTCCCACAGGGAGAAGGCGGAGAATATCCATTTGGTGTTGCCTGGAATGGTCTCACCGCAGTAACAGAAAGTCCATCTGGAGCAGAAGCAAGTCCATTATACGCGGATGACATCAAGTATTTGAACCTTTTGTCAACCGAAGAGTTTAGCGCTACCATTGAGGCATATACATATCCAGATGAGTTCGGTCAGTGTGACGGTACTGCAGAGATTGCAACTGGAGTTTCTATCGGTCAGCAGAAACGTAAGCAGTTTGGTCTTTGCTATCAGACTACATTGGGTAATGATGTTGATAACAACGATTTCGGTTACAAGCTGCATATCATCTATGGCGCATTAGCTGCTCCATCTGAGAAAGCATATGCTTCTATCAATGATTCGCCAGAGGCTATTACTTTCTCTTGGGAAGTTACAACAACACCGGTTAATGTTGATGGATTTAAGCCAACTGCAAACATCACTATCAACAGTACAAAGGTAAACGCTGAGAAACTTGCTGCTTTGGAGACCATTCTTTATGGATCAGATCCATCTAAGTTGACTGAGGAGCCAGCTGATTGGTCTACGAATTACAAGAATTATGTAACAAAAGAAAACGGAAAGTTTGTTGAGGTTACTGGAGTTTCTGCTCCTACATTCTCTGAGGGAGAGTATTACTCAGCAGGTGTTGCGGCTCGTCTTCCATTACCGGATGAGATTGCTACAATTATGGCTGAAGGCTAAACCGTAAAAAGATCAAAATGGAAATTGTTGGGCCCCACTAATAATGGTGGGGTCTTTTTTTATGAAAGGAGAACTTAATTATGATTTGCAAGACGATTACTTATACAGATTACAACGACGTAGAGAGAACTGAGAAATTCTATTTCAATCTGTCGCAGGCAGAAGTTATGGAGATGGAAATGAGTACCGAGGGCGGATTGGTTGAGACTATCAATCGAATCGTCGAAGCTCAGGATGGTCCGACCATTATTAAGATCTTTAAAGATTTAATTCTTAAGGCATATGGTCAGAAGAGTTTGGACGGAAAGAGATTTGTTAAAACAGATGAGTTGCGAGCAGCTTTTGAACAAACAGAAGCTTATTCTATTTTGTTTATGGAATTAGCCACAGATGCAAATGCAGCAGCACAATTTGTTAACGGTATTATTCCATCAGGAATCAATATTAAAAACGAAAAGGATCAGGGCGTAGCAGCTAATGTAGCAGCGTTACCTGTTGAATAAATTATAGAAAGGGGTGATGTGAATGCTTGAGATTGTTGTTCCAGAAAAAGAACTTTACGACGATAAAACCGGAGAGTTTATCGAAGTAAAAGAGCAAAAATTGCAATTAGAGCATTCATTAATCTCACTTTCGAAATGGGAATCGAAGTGGTGTAAAGCATTCTTGTCTAAACGTGATGTGTCTCCTGAAGAATTAATCGATTACGTTAGATGTATGACTTTGACAAAGAACGTTGATCCATATGTTTATCTGAATTTATCAGAAGATAACATTAGAACAATAGAAGACTATTTAAAGGCTCCCATGACAGCAACACACTTTTTAGAAAGTAGTAAGAATCCAGTTCATAATTCTGAGACAATAACCTCGGAACTAATTTACTATTGGATGATAACGCTTGGAATCCCGGTTGAGTTTGAAAAGTGGCATCTGACAAGATTACTAACTTTGATAAAAGTGTGCAACCTTAAAAACAACACGAAGAAGATGAGCAAAGGTGAGATTGCAAGACGTAATCGAATGCTTAATGCTGATCGAAGAAAGAAATTTAATACCAAGGGATGATTGGAGGTTTGCGACATGATCAAGTTTGAACAAAAGGGCGACTTTTCGAAATTAACTCGTTATCTCGAAAGAGCTAAAGAGACAGTCAAACTTGGCGATTTAGATCGCTATGGACGAGCCGGAGTTAGTGCTCTTTCATCGGCAACGCCAGTCAGAACCGGGTTAACCGCTAGTTCTTGGTATTACAAGATCGAAAATAGTAATGGAGTGGCTAGTATTTCATTCCATAATTCAAACATTCAAAATGGGGTTCCGATCGCTATCATTTTACAGTATGGTCACGGAACTCGAAACGGTGGTTGGGTCCAGGGGAGAGACTATATCAATCCTGCGATTCAACCCATATTTGATAGTATCGCAGAAAAAGCATGGAGGGAGGTTACTAAACTATGAGTGCTACCGTTGATGAGAAAATAGTTTCAATGAAGTTTGACAACCGACAGTTTGAAAATAACGTTAAAACGAGTCTTGGAACACTTGATAGATTGAAGCAGAGCTTGAATTTATCAGGAGCAGCAAAAGGTTTGGAGAATATTAACTCGGTGGCTAGTCGGTTTAGTTTATCTCCACTTTGCGATAGCGTTGATACAGTACGTACCAAATTTTCGTATCTTCAAGCCACAATACAGCATCAGTTGAACAACATTGTCGATTCTGCTGTTAATGCAGGAAAAAGAATAGTCTCAGCTTTAACAACAGATCCGATTAAAGATGGTTTTGCAGAGTACGAGACGCAGATGAACTCAGTTCAGACGATCCTTGCCAACACAAGTAAAGAAGGAACAACTGTTAAAGACGTAAATGCTGCTTTGGATGAGCTTAATACGTATGCGGATAAAACAATTTACAACTTTACAGAGATGACTCGTAATATTGGTACGTTTACCGCAGCTGGTGTTAAACTCGACGACTCAGTTAATGCCATTCAAGGTATTGCAAACTTGGCCGCCGTATCGGGTTCGAATTCACAACAAGCTTCTACAGCTATGTATCAGTTGTCACAGGCATTGGCTGCTGGTAAAGTAAATCTTCAGGACTGGAACTCAGTTGTAAATGCTGGTATGGGCGGTAAGGTATTTCAGGACGCTCTTATACGAACATCTGAGCATTTGAAAACCGGAGCCAAAGCTGCTATAAAAGCTAAAGGTTCGTTCCGAGAATCTATTTCAGAAGGTTGGATGACACAAGAGGTTCTTACTGAGACATTGTCTCAATTCTCTACGGCAGCTGACACACAAAAAGAGTATGAAGCAGCCGTTAAGAAGTTCGTAAGTCAAGGTTATTCGAAACAAGAAGCTAAAGAGATGGCTGATATGGCTAGAACAGCTGGTAATGCTGCTACGAAAGTTAAAACATTCACTCAGTTGATCGATACTCTTAAAGAAGCCTTAGGTTCAGGATGGACAAAAACCTGGCAGCTCATAATCGGTGATTTCGAAGAAGCAAAGAGCCTCTGGACAGATGTATCTGATTTCTTCAGTGATGTTATTAACAAGTCATCAGATGCTCGTAACAACATGTTGGAAGTATGGGCTAAAAAAGGTGGTCGTAAGATGGCCATCGAATCGATAAAGAATGCTTTTAAAGGTCTTTTGAGTATCATCAAACCGATCAAAGAAGCATTCAGAGAAGTGTTTCCACGAACAACTGCGAAACAGCTTCTTCATATAACAAGAAGTATTAGAGATCTGACAAAGACTTTTAAATTAAGCGATGAGCAATCAAAGAATTTAAAGTCTACTTTCAAAGGTTTGTTCTCTATAGTAGGAATCGGAATCGATGCTATCAAAGCAATCGGTAAAGGAATTGCATCTCTCATTGGAAGTTTTTCAGGAATTGGCGGAGGAGTTCTGGAAGTTACGGCCGCATTAGGTGAGAACATTACAGATTTTAGAGAATATATCAAGCAAACTGATTTGTTCGGAAAAGCCGTCAAAATGGTAACCGGCTTCTTATCAAACATCATAACTAAGATTAAAGAGTTTGGTAAAGCTTCGAAAAATAGTTTTGACTCTTTTAAGGATAATGGTTTTATAGACTTTTTTAAAGCTCTATGGAATATCGTGAAGCAAGTAGGCTCTGCGATTGTTAATGTGCTAGGCGGTATAGGGAAAACCGTATCGGATGTTATTGGTAATGGCGACATTTTCGAAGTTATTAATACTGGCTTGATTGCTGGTATATTACTTGGACTTCAAAAATTCACAGGTTCGTTGAAAGATGTTGCCGATAATGTCGGAGGTATTCTTGAAAATGTTAAGGGCGTATTGGATGACGTTAGAGGATGTCTCCAAGCATACCAAGAGCAATTGAAGGCTGGAGCATTGTTGAAAATAGCTTCCGCTATTGCATTATTAGCTGCGGCGATTTTTGTTATATCGACGATAGATCCAGATTCATTAGGTAAAGCGTTAGGAGCAATCACTGTTTTATTTGCCGAATTAGTTGGTTCGTTAGCTTTATTTAGTAAGATAGATTCGAATTACAAAGGCGCTATAAAAGCAGCAGGTTTGATGAATGGATTAGCAGTAGCGATTTTAATTCTATCTGCCGCTATGAAGGTGATGTCATCCATAAGTTGGGAAGGTATCGCAAAAGGATTAGTATCAATAGGCGCATTGATGACTGAATTGGCATTATTTTTGAACTTTGCAAAATTTGATAAGAAGTTTGGTAAAACTGCTAAAGGAATACTCGTTCTATCAGCCGCATTAGTGGTTCTTTCATATGCAGTCAAGAATTTCGGTGCTATGAGTTGGGAGGAAATAGGTAAAGGACTTGCATCGATTGGAGCCTTACTTGTCGAATTAACCGTTTTTACAAGATTGACTGGAAACGCTAAACATGTCTTGTCGACTGCAACTTCGATGATATTATTAGGAGCTGCTTTAAAGATAATGGCGTCGGCTGTAAAAGATTTTGGTTCCATGAGTTGGGATGAAATAGGTCGAGGTTTAGCAACGATGGCGGGTGCGTTGGCTGAAGTAGTTATAGCCATGAATACTATGCCTAAGAGTACTCTGTTGATTGGAACTGGATTAGTGGTCGTGGGCGCTGCCTTGAAAGTTTTAGCTTCAGCAATGAAAGATTTTAGTTCCATGAGTTGGGAGGAAATAGGTAAAGGCCTTGTTGTCATTGGCGGTGCATTGGTTGAATTAGCTATAGGATTACATTTCATGAATAATACTTTAGCCGGTTCTGCAGCATTACTTATTGCGGCAGCTGCGTTATCAGTAATTGCTCCGGTGTTAAAAACTTTAGGCGAAATGTCAGTTTCTTCTATAGTTAAAAGCTTGTTGACATTGGCTGGAGCTTTTGCAGTAATCGGAGTGGCTGGACTTTTATTGACACCAATAATCCCATCAATATTGGGATTGGCTGCAGCATTTGCATTATTTGGTGTTGCGACATTGGGTATTGGTGCTGGAATCACTCTTATAGCTACTGGTATTTCAGCGCTTAGCGTTGCATTAACTGCTGGGGCTACATCAATTGTCGCCGGACTTACAGTTATTATAACAGGAATTCTGGATCTTATTCCAACGATTGCTACGGAAATTGGAGAAGGTTTAGTCGCATTAGCTATGGTGATAGGTACATATGCGCCTCAATTTGCAGAATCTTTACTTAAATTTGTTTATGAGATATTGAACTCGCTGGCTACATATATGCCAAAAATAGTTGATGCTTTAGCAGTATTGTTGATTGGGGTTATTAACGGCTTAGCCAAACATATCCCAACACTTATAGTCGCAGTTGTAAACTTGATAGGTAAAGTGCTGGAAGGCGTCATTAAGGCATTAAATGGCATTGATACTACAAATCTACTAAAAACCATAGTAGCCGTTGGATTGATGACGGCGCTGATGTATGCTTTATCAGGAATTGTTGGGTTGATTCCGTCTGCGATGGCTGGATTACTTGGTGTTGGTGTTGTTATAGCAGAAATGGCTTTGGTTTTAGGAGCAATTGGAGCATTAGCACAAATACCAGGACTTAGTTGGCTTATCGAAGAAGGGGGTAATCTTTTAGGGAAGATAGGTACCGCCATCGGACAATTTATAGGTGGAATTGTTGGCGGAGTGGCAAAAGGAATGACTGCTTCGTTACCTGACATAGGTACCAATTTATCCAAGTTTATGGTTAATGTGACGCCGTTCATAAATGGCGCAAAAACCATAACTCCTGAAATGCTGAGCGGAGTAAAAACACTTACTGGAGTTATACTTGCTTTGACGGCAGCTAACATACTTGATAGTATTGCGACTTTCGTAACAGGTGAAAATAGTTTAGAAAAATTTAGCGAACAGATAATTCCATTCGGTAAAGCGATGGTTAAGTTCTCTTCAATTGTATCTGGAAAGATAGATGGAGGTGCAGTTACCGCTGCGGCAAATGCAGGTCGAGTTATCGCGCAAATGGCCGATACTATACCAAATACTGGTGGATTAGCAGCCAAGTTTGCTGGAGATAATGACCTCGGAGAATTTTCTAAAAAGTTGATTCCATTTGGTAAAGCGATGGCTAGCTTCTCTAAAGAAGTGTCTGGAAAGATAAATGCGGATGCAATAACTGCGTCAGCGAATGCTGGTAAGATAATTGCCGAGATGACTGATACCATACCTAATGACGGAGGCGCCATTAGCTGGTTTACCGGAGATAATGATCTCAAAGACTTTACAGAAAAGATAGTTCCATTCGGTAAAGCAATGACTAGCTTCTCTAAAGAAGTGTCTGGAAAGATAGACGAAGGTGCAGTAACGGCTGCAGCGAATGCTGGAAAGGTACTTGCTAAAATGTCAGCAACTCTACCAAATTCTGGTGGCTTATCTGGATTGTTTACCGGAGAAGTTGATTTCGATGACTTTACTGACAACATTAAAAGTTTCGGTAGAGCTATGGCTAAATTTTCTAAGAAAGTGTCAGGTATAGACGAAGGTGCAGTTACCGCTGCGGCTAAAGCTGGTAAAATGCTCGTCAAAATGGCAACTAGTTTTCCAAAGGATGTTACTTTGTCAGATGCATTTGGTGATGTGAAAGACAGTTTCCCTAAAAGTTTAGAGAACTTTGGAACTGGTATAGCGGCATTTTCAAATGCTGTTTCTGGAAGTAAAATGAATATCGAGAACGTTAAGTCTGCCGGATCAGTACTTGATGCTATATCATCAATGACTAAAAAGAAGAACAACAATCTGTTTTCTTCCGATTTAAATGTCACCGCATTAAGCAGTAATCTTAGCGCTATAGGTGATGGAATTTCTGGCTTTTGTGAGAAAGTTAGTGGTAAAAACATAAATGCTGAAAAAGCTGAAACAGCCGCAAATATTCTTAAAACAATATCGAGCACATGCTCAAACACCTTTAAGCTGAATAGTTTTCTTTCTGGAGATGTTGATTATAGTACTTTGAAAACGAAACTGAAGCAGATAGGTTCCGGTATTGCTAAATTTTCCGAAGAGGTTAGTGGAAAGAAGTTTGATGTTAAAGCAGCTCAAAATGCGTGCGGAATACTAAAGAGTATCACTGCTAATATTTCTGGTGACAAGATAAAACAATTAGTCGACGATAATGTTGATTTTGGAACCTTTGGAACTAAGTTCGCTCAAATAGGTAAAGCCATAGCCAAATTTTCTGAAACCGTTAGCGGTAAGAAGATGGACTTCGCCAGTGCTAATAGCGCTGTTAAGTTATTCAAGAGTATAATGGCTAACTTGCCTAATACCGATAAGATGAGCGAATTTGTCACAAATGAGACCAGCTTCAAAGATTTTGGAACAAAGTTGAGGCAGATGGGCAACGCCGTAGTTAAGTTTTCTGAATCAGTTAGTGGTAAGAAGATTGACTTTAACACAACGAATAGCGCCATAAAACTGTTCAAGAGTATAATGGCTAACTTGCCTAATACCGAAAAGATGGGTGCATTTGTAAATGGTGAAACCAGTTTCAAAGATTTCGGAACAAGGTTAAAACAAATGGGCAACGCCGTAGTTAAGTTTTCTGAATCGGTTAGTGGTAAGAAGATTGATTTTAAGGCATGCCAAAGCGCTATTAAGTTGTTCAAGAGTATAATGGCTAACTTGCCTAATACCGATAAGTTAAATAGCTTTGCATCTGGTGATACTAATTTCAAAGATTTTGGAACAAAGTTAAAACAGATGGGTAATGCCGTTGTCAAATTCTCAAATTCAGTTAGCGGTAAAGTTAAACTTGGTGATGTTAATTCGGCGATCAAAGCATGTAACTCATTAGTCAAAATGGCTAGGGGTATGAGCGGTGTCGATTTTGGAAGTCTTAAGTCTTTCTCATCGGCACTCAAGAAACTTGGAACCGCACAAGTGGATAAGTTTGTAAGCGCTTTCAAGAACTCTGGTTCGAAACTTAATAACGCTGGAACTTCTATGGCTAAGAATTTGGCAAAAGGAATCAAAAGCGGTATGCCAACCATAACAAATGCTGGTAAAAATGCAGGCTCTTCAGCTATAAAAGGTTTGAAATCGAAACAAGCAAACTTTAGTAAAGCTGGAGAATCACTTGTAAAAGCATTTGGAACTGGAATCACAAAAGGAAGTACTTCGGCATCTAAGAAAGTCGGAAGCATGGCTACTGAAGCATCAAAGGGTGCCAAAGATAAATACGGCAAATTTGAATCAGCTGGAAAATATTTGGGAAAAGGATTGCTCAAAGGTTTAGAAGCCAAGCGTCAAGATCTTTACGATAAAGGCGCTTCTTTGGCGAAAGCTGCGAATAAAGGTTTTAAAGATAACGAAGACATTAATTCTCCTTCAAGAGTATGGTATGGATTCGGCGGTTATATGATCGAAGGATTGGTAAATGCTCTTGGTGATGGTGAGAAAGATGTTAATAAGTCAACAAAAAGTGTCGCTAAACGTTCCACCAAAACATTCTCTGCCGCATTATCTAAAATGTCGGATATGTTTAGTATGGATGTCGATACGGAACCGACTATTAGACCAGTGCTCGACCTCAGCAATGTCGAAGCTGGTGCTGGAACCATAGGTAATATGCTCGGTCTAAGTCCTTCAATAGATGCTACTTTGACAAAAGCGCAATCTATTAGTTCCATGATGCAAAACCGTCAAAATGGAAACCATGAGTTACTTTCAGCAATAAAAGGATTACGTAAAGATATGTCGTCAAACACTGGCACATCTGTAAACGTGCAATTGGATTACAATGCTGGTTCTGATGCTAATGAAATAGCTAATGACATAGCAGTAAATCTTCGCCGTGCTATAAGGAGGGGCGTATAATGGCTAAAAAAACAACAAAGAAAGCTTCGAAGAAAACAACGTCGAAGAAAAAAGTTAAGACAAAGTTGACTACGCCAACCGTCTCTTTAGCTAGAGCGGGTTATAAGTTTACTTTGTCATTTAGCAACATTGATAATGATGCCGATTACATATTTATCGAAAGATGGATATACGAAGCACAAGACACCAAGAAATCATCAAACAAAGCTAAAGAGTATAAGAAAGTCAAACTTGGGGCCAAGAAAAATTCTTCTTGGTCCTATACTTTGGATAAAGATCATTACTATCCATTTGTTAAAGATGGTACAGATAGTAAGCCATTGCAATCGGACTATTCTCAACGAATCAAGAAAGTAGTGTTTAAAGTTTGGACAACCGGTGTTGTTAGCAAGAAAAACATTCAATCTTCAGCTGTCACGAAGACATATTCCTTCGACAAGTCAGTTAATCCAAATGTGGGAATAGCTTACGATGAGAATGGTACAAGCTTTACTTTTACCATAGATATCAATGACGACTATTCGATAAACGATAGTTCGAAAAAGGTAGCTACAAGATGTTGGGGTTGGCTTACCTCTCAGACAAAAGGAGGAAAAGAAGTCAAGGTTTCTGGCTACACAGGTAAATGGTATAACAAAGATGCCACATCTCAAATCAGAAACCAAATAACCACCAAAATCTCTCCGACAACTCCGGTAAAGTATACGGTTCACGCATATTCGGCTGGACCTGGGGGAAAGTCAGATGTGAAAACGGCATCTCATATTTTGGCTGTTCCAAAACCGCCATTGGCTCCTAAGATTACGATACCTAATGTTTTGAAAAATGCATTGGTTGATAAGGCTTATGGATTGTATGATCTTTCTTGGAATATTGACACCGGCAAAGGATGGTATCCAGTGGATAACGTTACGATACAATACCGTGACCAAGATATGTACAAGGGGGCTTCTGATATTTATGGTATGAACATGGGTACCTGGTCAACGGCCAAGGATAATATTGATGCGTCCATAAAAAAAATACGATCTAACGAATTAGGAGCACCTGCAGCTGATACTGTTAGATATTTCAGACTATTGGTAAAGCATGACGGTAACGAGACTCCGGGATATGTTACGGGTGTTGTTGACTATGGTCGTCCAGCCAATGTTAGCGGAGTTACTGCCACAACAACGACAGTTGGTGGAAAAGATGCAATTTTGTTTAAGTGGACAGCTCCTACAACAAAACTGTATGGAACTGATCCTACTACAGTTATGTATACTGGAGAAAAATTAGGAGCATGGGGTTGCGCTCGTATTTCAATATACAAGAATAGCTATACTACCAAAAATTGCATTAAGACCATCCGATACACGGAACAGAAAGGTTGGGACGGAAATCAATTTCTTTACTATATACCAGAATCGGATATAGGAAAAGAGATCGATTACGGTTTTCAGGTTCGCGTCGGACTTGATAGTGGAAAACCTGGTGCAAGGAGTGATGTGTTATGGCTTGAACGTGTTATTGTTCCGTCAAAATGTAAAAACGTTACCGGAACTAAAATGTCCAACAACACGACAGTTGAATTGACGTGGGATAATCCTACAAAAGACGATACTGTTAGGAACGGTGTGGAAATAGCATGGTCTACATTTCTTAATGCATGGGAGTCTAACGAGTCACCATCGACTACTACATTTTCCAATGGCTCTATGACAAAGGCGTACATAACCGGTTTGACAGCAGGAGAAATTTATTATTTCTGGGTTCGGTTATATGAAGAAACTGAAGATTCGACAAGTTATGGCGAGTGGTCAGATCCATCGCCTGGAGTATTGATGTCTGATGATCCAGACACGCCAATACTTACATTGTCTCGATCTTGGATTAAAAAAGGTGGTAATTTATCAGCACAGTGGTTGTATTCAGCTAGCGGTAATATGCCACAAACATCTGCACAAGTTGAGATAAGTAACGATAAGACTAACTGGACTCCTATAGCAACTGTTACAGGAGAAGAGGATAACTGCCTTATCGATCTTAGCGAAAAAGTTAACAATTCTTACAAGTATCCAATAGGAGATTATTTCGTAAGAGTTACAGTAAGTAATGTAACAGGAAGTTCAACGTCAGAACCTGCTGATTTAAGAATCGCCAATCCGCCGTCATGTATAGTCACATCAGATTCGATTGTGGATTATACGTACACAACAGATGTGGATGATACTGGAACTACCGAATCGACAACTGCTAAAACTTTACGGAATTTACCGTTAAAAGCGAATGTTGGATTGCTAACAGGTGACGCTGATATGAATCTCTACATATATTGTATCGACGATTTTAAGCACGAACATCCGGATAGCGTCGATGAGATATTCCAGGGTGATTGTGTATGGACTTCTCCTGTTGAAGCTGGCGATATCACAATTGATAATGTCAACTTGGCTGATAACGCAAAGTATAGACTACAATTGGAATGTGTCGATCCCGAAACCTTGCTTGCTGGAGAACCTAGATACATTGATTTCGAGGTTCATTGGGAACATCAAGCAGTAGAACCAGATCAATCGACAGTTACTATTGAGATTGATGAGGAAGGTAATACGACAGCTACGTTAGTTCCTGTTAAACCGGAAGGTGCTTCAGATACTGATGTATGTGATATTTATAGAACTACTGCTGATGGTAGATATTTGTGTAGACGAGATGTGCCATGGGGTAGATCTGTGTTAGATGTGCTTCCGACATTTGGTGAAAGTTCGGAGACAGCTTATTGTTTCTGCACGAGAACGACCAACGGTGATGAAGCATGGGTTGACATGGCTTACGAGCTTGTCGACTACGGTATAACCATTAACTATGGAGAGCAATGGATTAATCTTCCATGGAATGTAACCATAGACGATAGTCGTACAAAACAAGGCGAGATACGCTCTCATCTTGGTGGAAGTAAATTGTATTTCGGACAACCATACATAGAGCGAAGTCAAAACCTAAGTACTGAAGTCGTCAAAATGGAAGATGAAGATCTAGTCGAGCAATTGTATGAATTGTCACGATTTACTGATCTTTGTTACGTTAGAACATCAAACTGTATTGGCTATCCAGCCACTGTGGATGTTTCTATAAATAGAGAATATAACAATAACATTGTTAGTGTCTCTATAACCGCCAAAGAAGCGGATGCGAATGGCGAGTTCCAAGGAGAACTATTGCCGGAGGAAACGACAACTGAATAAAAAATCGAGGAGGAAACATATATGGATTGGAGACAGGGCTACACTTCGACCTTTAGACTATATTCAGTAAACCAGTCTACATGGGGCGATGGGGATGAGATTGAAGGTCTTGTCTCCGCCTCGATTACAAAGGATAATGATAGTTCCTTAATCGAAGATGCTAATATAACAGTCGATGGTCAACCACTAAAAGGTTATGTTCGATTAGTTTTAGAAGCGAGAAATAATGCTGGATTAGCCAGAGAGAATTTAGGAACTTTCTTAGTTACATCCCCAAAGAAATCTATTAATGGTAGATTAACTACTATTGATCTTGAATGTTACAGTGTCCTTAAACCAGCATCAGACAAGATACTGCCACCAGGATGGTATTTTCCAGAAGGCGGTGATCCAATTGCTGGGGCTTCGGATTTGTTGGCCGGGGTGCTAACTTGTCCTGTAGAACCGGCAGAATCAACGATTCGTACTGATGAACCAAAAGTAGCTGAGAGCAATGAAACTATTTTGTCTTTTGCTACTTATCTACTTGAAGATACTGGTTGGTATATTTCGATTGATGGAAGAGGATGCGTTACGATAAAAGAAAAAACGAATGAAGTAGCTGTGGTATTTGATACAGAAGAGAACGATATTCTTATGCCTGATCTAACCGATGAGAGTGATATTTTCGATATTCCAAATGTTCTTAGAGTGACTGATAGTAATGGTAAATACGAAACTATTTACAATCATGACGAACAATCAGCTACTTCTGTTGAAGCACTTGGTTGGGAGAAATGGTCCACTGAGCAATTGTCCCTTGATTTTGGCGAGACGCTTTTAGGAAAAGGTGCTGAGCGAATGGAAGAACTCTCAAAGTCAACTCGTAAAATCAGTTACTCACGAGAGTTTGATCCAGACGTGAAAGTAAATGATGTTGCATTATTCTTATTACCGCAACAGGGGATCGTCGGCTCTTTCAGGATTATTAGTCAATCATTGGATATCGGAAAAGGAGTAAAAGTCAGTGAAATAGCTGAATTTGAAACTGATAATTGGAGGGCATAGCATGGATATTAAAACACAAAAAATGTTAGCAGATGTTATTGTGAATGCAAAAGAAAAAACAGTTGCTCCATATTCAACAACTGCTGAAGTAAAGAGTATAGTTGATGATACCGTATATGTGAAAATACCGGGAAGCGAAAATGCTACACCAGTAAAAGCTAGCTCAGTTTCTGTAAAAGTTGGAGATATTGTTGATTTGGTGATATCACATTCTGATACCCATATTACAGGTAATCGTAGTGATGTTGCGGTATCAAGTACGACTGCTGAAAGCATTACACAGACGATGGAAGCTAGTCGTCTGGAGATGGAGAATGAGCTCGACATTGTTGGGAATAAGATGAAAATCTTAAACAATAACATCGACATGCAGAACAATACGATCAATATGCAGAATAACACCATAACTCAAATGGGTAACACTATTGATCAGCAGAACAATACCATAACTCAAATCAACAACACTATTGATCAGCAAGGTAATACAATTACCCAGTTAAACGATACGGTAACTAGTCAGGGTAACACGATTACTCAGATAAATAGTACTATCGAAACACTTGATTCGACCGTAGAAACTCAAGGTTCTGCCATTCAGACATTGGATTCGAGCATAAAGATAGTTAATAGTGCTTTTATAATTCAAAATGGAAAATTGACAGGTATTAGTGAGATCATGACGAATCTATTGGATTCTGATTATGTTACTACTGATTTATTGAATGCAGATGTAGCTTGGATTGAGAATGGTAAGATCAAGCAAGGTGCTATTGGAACGGTGGAAATTGCAGATTCCTCTATCACGACTGCAAAGATCGCCGAATTGTCAGCTGACGTTATCACGACAGGCACACTTAAAACGGAGTGTCTTATTTTGACTACGGACGAAGTAGATCCTGAAACTGGTGAAAAGAAAGTCGCTTTGATCACAGCTCTTAATGCTAAGACAAAAGCTGGAGAAGGTAATATTCTCGATGGTGCTGTCATTAAGGATGAGACTATCGAAGCAGCAAAGATAACTGTAGTGGATCTGAATGCTTTCGGCGCTACTATTGGAAACTTCCATATCGGAACTTCCAGTATGTATAACAATAAAACTTCTCTTAATGATCCTACGAACGGTGTATACATTGGCACTGACGGAATCGCATTAGGACAAGGCTCTCTTTTGAATATGACAGATGATTCCCCATTTCGAGTTGAATCAGACGGGGATTTTCATTTAGGTGGAAAAGATAACAATTATATCAACTTTGATGCATTCAACGGTAAGTTAGACATCAAAGCGGATAGTATCAAAATGGGCTCATCTAATGTGGCTTCTGAATCATATGTTGACCAGAAAGCTGATGGGATTACCACAACAGTCGAAGGCGTTAATGAAAGATTGACAACGATGGAACAGAACGCTGATGGATTCACCTGGTCAATTGATCAAACTGCTATCGTATCGTCAGTAAATGAGTATTACAGATCTACCAGTGCAACTTCTTTATCTGGCGGTTCGTGGAGCGAGAATACTCCTACTTGGACTCAAGGTACTTATATTTGGCTTCGATTTAAGAATACGAATGGTAAAGGCACTGTTAGTTATAGTAAACCAGTCTGCATTACCGGAAATACGGGAGCGCAAGGAGCTACAGAGGATATTGAGCAAGCCATTGAGGATGTAGAAGTCGGAGGACAAAATTTACTCTCAGATACAAATATTCCATCTATGGCTAAAAAAACAGGACCTGGTGATAAATATTTGAGCGATTCAGGAAACTCCAGTTACGCCACAGGCGAATTTGTAGAAGTTAGTAATTTGCCCGTTCCTGGTTTTACGCATGTGTTTAGACATACTTGTACCACCGCTAGTTCTACTGCTGCACATGGAAGATCGTTGTGCTTTTACAGTGGAGCTGTAGTTCCTATGATCGATGGTGAAGAGTACACAATGTCCATGTATGCTCGTAAGACTTCTGGAGATGGTAAGATCCGTTTATTAGTTGGTTATTCAAAATATCCAAACTACGATAACTTTATAGAAGTGACAAATACGTGGAAAAGGTATTCTTATACTTTCACATATTCAGATTCGGCTACTGGAGGTTCTGGTGGCGCTAGAGCATATTTCGGAGCTAGTTGTGCCGTTGTTGGTGTCGTTGAAACATTCGGATACAAATTGGAGAAGGGTAATAAGGCTACAGATTGGTCGTTATCTGTAGAAGCAGGAAAGACAGCAACTAACTATATGAACTTCTCTACAGATGGTTTAGTAGTTGGTGATATGACTGCATCTACATTAGGCAAGAACGTTCTTATCGATAGTGATTCAGTGGATATTCGCTCTGGAACAAAAGTACTGGCTAGTTATGGTGAAAACATTTCATTGTATAAGGATGATATCGAAGTTTTCTCTATCAAAGATTCCGAGTTTTTGGCCAACGCTGTGGATTTAAATTCTACTTTCCCAAATGTTAGGTATGTTACAAGTGGAAGTACTGTAACACGCGTTGTTGGTACAGGCGGGACACGTACCATTTCTGCTGGAACAACGTATAAATGGAAATTTGCAATTGGATCAAAAACCAAATACGTTGTGATTGTTCCTACTACATCATACAGCTCAGTTGATCAACTAGTTTGGGTTGCAGAAGAAATTAATAATTTATATGTGATGAAAAGTACAGGATCTTCTACGTATTCCAAGACCGTACCATGCGTTTATCTGGATGAGAATGCGGTAGTAGATTTGTCGTTAAATGGTAGTGTATGGATAAATAACTCTGGCGACTTGCATGGAACTGCAAAAGGTTTGCCTCCATTATCTATAGGCGCCAATGGTGGTGAACGTCTTGAAATAGATAGTAATGAAATTACAGCTAAGTCTAATGACACGACGCCTAGTCATTTATATTTGAACATGGAAGGCGGAAATGTATCAGTTAATAATAACTGTACTAGATCGTTAATGTTTCAAGATGGAGCTATATATGCTAGAAATACATCAGATAATGTGCCAGCTGGCGTACGAAACAAATGGATTGGAGTGGTCGATGGCGTAAACGAATCCGGCAATACGACTTTTGGATATGGTAATTATATTAATAATGCTGGAGATACTAACATTTATGGCTCCGCGCTGAATCTAATAAGTAGAGTTATAAAGTTGAAAGATGGCGATACTGTAGTCTTAAATACTCAAAACGGCTACAACAATATAGAAGCAAGCAGAAGCATTCAAGTCGCTAACGGCAAAAGTTATTTTGGGACAAGTACTTCTGGAGATATACGTAATAATTTCCAACCTTGTAACACAAATAACAATTGTGTTATTGGCTATGGTAGTTATTCTGCTAAAGAAGGAGCCACAAACATTTATGGTGACTATCTTAGCTTAACCACAAATCTTTCTTATATTATGAATAACAAGGCTATGGTCATTCCGACCATATCTGTATATTCGGTAACTACTCAGGCGCTTAGAACCTCCGCGGCTCAGATTGGAGTTGGTTCATTCGACTCGACAAACAACCAAACCACCATTGGATCAACATATTTCAAGTCGACGAATGGCGGAGTAAGATGTTTGTTATCGGGTTGGGTTAAAGTTAGTGCTCAAATAGCACTAACCGGTTTGACTGACGGTGACGGAGTCTATTTATATATTTATAAGAATTCGACTAAAATGTGTTTTACATATAATCGATTAAATACGTCTGGGGAAATAAGTATAATCGACCATGTATTTAAAGTGGCAGCTGATGATATGATCTATATTTACGGACGTAACATATCCGCCGCCAGAGGTACTATCAATAATGATTGGTATGGCGCATCGCTAACTATCACTTATGTAAATTAAAGGAGGATGTTTATGGCTTTTGCAGAAATTGACGAAAATGGTCGTATCGTAAACTGGTCCGAAGATCATTTAGATGGCTTTGACATGGAATTTCAAAATGGCGATTACGTTAACGAGAAATGCATCAACGGTGTAAATGATTTCGTGATCAGAGACGGTATGGCATATTTCGAACCAACTGAAGAATCAGCAAAAGAAGTACTTGAGAGAAAACTGTCTGAGACTGAAGCGGACGATATCCAGGCAGCAATATGTGAACTTGCGGAGCAGCAGATAGCGTATGAAAACGACGTTAATGCTGCTCTTTGTGAGTTATATGACCTAATTTCAGGAGGTGAAAGTAATGGCTAAGATTTATTACAGACGAATTATCGCTGGAGAAATCACGATCGACGATGTTCCAAAACGTTATGTTGAGGCGGTAAAAAAACTGCTTGAAGATGATTAGAACAGCGGGGAAGGGATGATATGAATGTTTTAACAGATTTAATTAATGCCTTAGACGATATTCTCACAAATCCTACGGTTGTGCTGATAGGGGCTACCACATTAATCCAGGTAGCTCCTATTCAATTTAATCCGTGGAGTAAGATATTGTCGTGGATAAGCGAAGCAATCAATGGTGATATTCGACGTGATGTTACTCTATTGGTCCAACGCCAAGAAGAACTAAAACATGACTTTGAGGAATCTAAGGCTCAAGAAAAACGATGGCATATTCTTGAATTCGCAAATTCCTGTCGTAAAGGAGAAAAGCACGATAAAGAAGAATGGGATCGTGCCATAACCGATTTAGAAGATTATGAGAAGTACATAGCAGCGAAGGGTCTTACTAATGGTGTAATTGGCGAGAATACAAAATACTTACGTGAATTATATCATGACAGATTAAAAGATGATGATTTTTTATAAGAAAGGAGAACACAATTATGAGAGATTGGAAAGATTGGTTTAAGAAAGCAGGTATTAGAGCGATTAAGACTATTGCTCAGGCGTTTGTTGCAATGATTGGAACAGCTACATATTTAGGTGCTGTTGACTGGAAGATGGTACTTTCAGCATCTGCCCTTGCGGGTATCATTTCACTCGCTACGAGTTTGGCAGGTATTCCAGAAGAGAGTCCGAAAAACGACGAAGATGTTGACGACAGTGAAGAAACGGAGGAGTGATTATGGCTAAGATTATTATTGGTTCGGCTAGAGCTGATGAAAGAGGTACATACAGTGGAGGTAAAGCTGGAGATCAGACAGGTAAAGAAGTAAGCACTCAGGATTTCTACATGCACAAAAAGGGTTGGTACGTATTAAGACCTAAGAATGTAAAAGTAGCAAATGGTATCGCAAACGCTATGTCCAGAGCTTGTCACAATCCGAACATTGGTTATGATCAGAATAATCGCTTCGGTATTCTTTCAGTTGGAACAAATACGAAGACTCCAACAGAATGCGATTGTAGTGCTCTCGTACGTCAGTGTATTAAGGAAGCATCTGGACATGATGTTGGTAATTTCACCACAGCTAACGAAGCAGATGTATTAGAGCGTTCTGGTATTTTTGAAAAGAGAAAATCGGTTAGTATACTTACGAAATTGTACAACGGTGACGTTCTCGTAACAAAGACTAAAGGTCATACCGTTGCGGTAGTATCCGGACGTGAGCGTAGTTCGAAGGTTTCTAAAAAGAAATATTCAGGTTCATTCCCTACGTTACCACCAAGAGGATATTTCACAATTGGTGATGGATACAAGACTCTTGGTTCATATTCAACCGAGATCAAACGTGTTCAGAAATTCCTCAACTGGTTTGGTAATTACGGAATGAAAGTCGATGGCAAATATGGAGATAAGACGGCAGGCTACGTACGTAACTTCCAGTCTAAAAACGGCATTACTATCGATGGTAAGTTCGGTAAGAAGACGTTAGCTAAGGCTAAGAAGATTAAGAGATAGTTCGATTCTTATCTTCAAAATAATAAAAGAGGCCCTGTCATAGTGACGGAGCCTCTTCTTTTTGCTTTAAAACCTTGATATACCACTATCGGGATGAAATAGTACCCTATGAGTCAGGGATTAATACATCCCTAAATTACTCACACTTAAGTTCAATCGTTATTTTATAAGGAGGATTATAGTATCTGGTACCTTTAGCAGCTTGCATGTTATACTTCTCCGCATTCTCTTTTGTGATCTGTACGATTGGGCCACGCTCATACACCATCTTATCAATCACTGTTTTGAGGTATTGATTTTTGGTCTTAGCATCTAACTTTTCATCTTCCAATATTCTTAAAGCATCTTTAGTCTTGATCAGCTCATCTCGATAATTGATATGTTTTGGAGCGGAGTCCTTAGCTTTCTCTAACGCTTTATTTACTTCCTCTTTTTCTTTTAATACTTTTTCGTTAAGCTTGGCAAATATATGTTGAGGAAGTCTCTTAGCTGGATCAGGGTCGTACTGAGCCTCCCATTGCTCCATTTCTTTCTTCTCAAGGTCAGAGAGCTGCTTTGTGAGCCTGGCCATTAGGTCTGTATGGAGTTTTATAGAGTCGTCCTGGCTATTCTTTATACGAATCTCAAAGTCGCTTATACAGTCTCTGAGGACTTTACAGACGTACTCAAACACTTCACTATATTTCACAGAGCCTGACTTGCAATGAACTTGGTTGTTACATACAAGCTTAGGCGGAGCGTATTCTACACCATTTCTTGTATAAGTGTTATAACCAATCTTATGACCGCATTTCTTACAGAACATAATTCCACTGAATGGGTTTTTGAGAGTCAGATCCCTACGAGTTCTATGACGTTTACCTCTTATTTCACGAGCCTTATTAAATTGCTCTTCTGAGATAATACCGTCATGCTTACCTTCAAATAATAAGAACTCGTCTACTTTCGCTTTCGGACGTAACTTCTTTATTTCTTGATCTTCAATTATTTTCACAGTTTTCCGCCAATTCCAACGTGTGCAGCCGATATAGTGGTGATTTTCTAAAATACTGAAAATTATGCTTGGTTTCCATGTGCTTTGACCGGTCTTAGTCTTAGCTCCTATATTTTCAAGTCTTCTGCAAATTGCTGTAACGCCTATATCTTCTTCGCAATACCAATTGAAAATCATACGAACTACATCAGCTTGATCCTTACGTTCAATTAGAGTATGGTATGATTTCTTACCGTTATCAGTAAACTTCTCGATTCGATCAAAACCATAAGGCGCGGTTGAACCTACGTAGTTACCTTCTTTAACGCTTAATAGTTTACCTCTAGCTTGAATCTTCTTGTAGTATTCAAGATATTCGTTGCCTCGTTTAAGTTCGCGTTCGAACGCATCTCTATCATATTCGTCACGCAAATCGTAAGTCTTCATAGGTGTGATTACATAAGTATTTGTGTATCTAAGTAACCTTATAAGTCTACCAGCATCCTCAAGATCGCCACGACTCAAACGCTGCACGTCTACTACAATTATAGCTTTGACGGCCGGATCTTCTATATCTTTGAGTAAACGAGTTATCTCAGGACGTTCTTTAAGCGATTCGCCACTGCCTACTTCCATATATTTGTTCTCATCCGGGATTGGACCACCTAGATATTTGATTGCATATTCCTCAACGATCTTGCTGTGCTTCTCAAGTATTTCATCAGTCGATAGCAGAGGATCATCAGTACGAGACTTCCTTCCGTACTCTTTTGTTTCGTAATTGTAGAACTTTGGATATTCCTTATACATTCTGTTCTTCCTTTCTATGATGTACTGCTAGGGGTTAAGTTGACATCACCTCCTTCGCTAAATTTACAACTCCTATTATGAAGAAAGGAGTGATTTATATGACTATCGAACAAAAGTTCTGGACATTAGTCGGAAAATTTTTGTACAAGATCGGTTACTTACACGATTAATAAAAACAAGAAGATTGAGTCCTAACAAGGGCTCTTTCTTTTATTTTTGTCTTTGCGAAATTAAGAATCTACCATACTCCATTAACTTCTCATGTTCCTCATCAGTAAAAGGGTCCATGCCAAATGTTTTATGCCAAGCTTCTACATGCTTCACATAAGTCTCGTTTACGGACGAATATACAGCCTCTTCTTCTCCATCTGATATTTTCGTAGATATCATTTCTTTATCGCCCCACCCCATCAAATTCGCAGGCGTCGTGTCTAACGCCTCGGCAAGCGGATTGAGAATGCTCAATGGTAAATTTTCAATATCACCATTCTCGTATCTATATACGGTGGTTCGGTTCTTACCTAACTTATCGGCAAGATCATCAATTGACATTCCCCTCTTCGTTCGTAAATTTTTTATTTGTTTTCCTATAGACATTATCTTATCTCCTTTCTGACAAAACTTATCATATATTAATATTTGCATACATGCAAACGAAAAGCAAACCTAGATTAAAAAAATTGCATTTTATGCGAAAAAAATGTATTGACAGAAAAATTGGAATGGTGTTATCTTTTAGATGTTGCATGAAACGCAACCAGAAAGAGGTGTATGCATTGGATGCAAATAAATTGATATTTAAGATTTTCGAAAAGAGTTTGAACGTTGATACAGCCGCTGCGTTATATAAGAAGATTGCAGATAACGGTACAATAACCATTGGTGATGCAATGATACTCAAAGAACTTCTCGACTTATCTAATTTGGAAGCAATTGATATTTTCTTATCTTAGAGGTGTTGTATATGAAAACATACAGATTCAAAAACGCTACTATATATGTACATGGTGAGGTAGATAAAGAACGACTTAAGAAAGCTACCATTAAACTTGTGAAGGATTCTCATAAGTATAAGAGAGGAGCGAGTAAGTAATGGGTACTGTTATTCGTCCGGACATTTCTCGAAAGAATAAATACTGGATTGATAAGCACCGTCATTACGAACTCAAACATTTCTGCTTACAGTATCCAGAATGGAAACGAGAGTATCATAGTAATCTGAATATTCCATTGTCGTCTACGGACGTAGTACATAAGAGCAATATACATAGTGATCCTACATTTAAGGAGGTGATGCGTAAGGAGAGATACCTAGAACGAATTAAGTTAATTGAGAGGGTGGCTAAGGAGGCTGATGCAGACTTACACAATTATATTTTGAAAGCTGTCACGGAAGGATTATCGTATACATATTTGAAGTCTAAGTTAGACATACCGTGCGGCAAAGATTTGTACTACGACAGGTACAGACGATTCTTCTGGCTATTAGATGGATCAAGAGATTGATATTTGGAGGAGACAACATGAATAAAGACAAATTAGCAACTACAATTTCAGCAATTATTTTTTGCGGGTGTGTTATTAAGACGGTTAAGACATTGATTGCTCACGGGCAATTAACAGACGAATTAAATAAGGAGTTAGCCGAAGAGAAATGAGTGCGAGAATAAAAAGAGAAATTCAAAACAAAACACGATTAGCTCATTGTCTTGTTGATATTTTAGAATACGATATTGACAATTTAAAGAATGATGCTCACGAATGCGATCCTGACGAATTAATGGAAACGCTACAAGAGACTAAAGCAACAATACAGAATTTAATAGACATTACGACCGAGATAGAGTATGTGTTATATTTAGACAAATTGAAGGAGACCTAAGGGGTCTCTTTTTCTTTTCGCGACATAAACACTCTATATTATGAAAGAATACGGCAACATTAGGTGCAGAGCTTGAAAGGAAGGGAGCTCTTAATAAAAGATGGATTTATCCAACTCCCTCTCGGTGGAAGTCCGAGCGTATTCTTTTATTTTTCTTTTTGAACAATTCGCGAAAATTACAAGTGGTTTAATGAAGAGATAACAATAACAATACATAACAAAACAAGGAGGAATTATTATGTTTACAAAACACGAAATTACTTTATGTGCAAACAAAAACAAAGTTGTAGAAAAATTAGGAGCAATGGATTGTATAGGCAAATACACGTCTGACATCGAAGTAAAAGGTTCGGTGGGACACGTATATGTCATGGACGATTTGGTGTTCTATGGATTCACAACTAAATTGACTGTGCAGGAAGTAGCTACAATGTTGAAACAAAAACTGTATAAAACAACCGTTGATGTTGTTGGTGGAACTATTGTTCTCAAATTCAATTAAAAGACTGGGCGTCTAGGAAACTAGGCGTCTTTGTTTTTTTCGCAATTTTTACATCCACTTTAATGGAAAACTATTAATGCATATTAAAGGAGGTAACATTATGATAAAAATGATTTACAAAAAGAAAGTTGGAACAGGTACATATACGGTTTTATCAGTATGTAATAATCCATTCATAACTGAAGTTAGAGTTATGTTTGAAGGGGAAGATTCACATACTGAAGATACTGGATGGCTTGAAATTCCGAATGGACATGTAAATTCATTTTATAAGAAAGTAGATTCAGTACTTGAAAATGCATGCTAGTTTAACGAGGCTCAATGGAAACATTGGGTCTTTTGTTTTTAATCTAGCTTAGAGAAAAAGTTAATCTAGGTTAGAATCCGTACGTAGGTTACCGTAAACAAAGTTATATTTATAAAGTGAAAATTTCCCGGGTGGAATTTTTGAAAAAAAAAACATTTTAACTGTCAGGAAAGGAGGAGTAACATGTTGTATTTAGTTTTCTTAGGAGGTGTAACTTTCGGAAGCATTGTTACGCGAATCATATTTCGTCATTATACATCTTATGGTGAATTAAAAATTGATCCGATTAATGATACTTGCCAGGTTTGTCTTAACACTGAACAAACAATAAAAACAAGAACTAAGCGAGTTATGCTAACGATCGATCATCATGCGGATCTTTCGCAAAAATAACACTTGCTTTTATGGAAACATGTTAATCAAACATATTTAAAAGGAGGAAATTAAAATGGAACTTGAAGACTTATTAGAAGAAGAGGTTAAATCTCAACTCGAAGGTTTGAAAGATATTGAGATGGGAACTGATGAGTACAAAGCTACGGTAGATGGTGTAGTAAAGCTTGCTGATCGTGTAATTAAGATTAAAGAACTCGACTATGACGCTAGCGATAAGATCGATGCTCGGGAAACTGAGGTCGCTATCAAGAAGCAGCAGATGAAAGAAGAGAAAAATGATCGAATAATTCGAAACGGTATTGCTATTGCTGGCATTGTCATTCCAACGGCAGTTACTATTTGGGGTACCATCAAATCTATCAAATTCGAACAGGAAGGAACTATCACGACCATTATGGGTCGAGGTTTCATTCAGAAATTACTTCCACACAAGTAATTTGACAACATGTATTAAAAACGGGACGCTAAGGAAACTTGGCGTCTTTCTTTTGTCTTTACATTTTCAGGTGGTGATATTTATGAGATACCATTACAAGAAACCAAAGCAATACCATTCGATATTTGGAACTATACATACTTGTAATCATCCAGTTTATGATAGCTGCACATTATATTTGATAGGTAAAAAGGGGTTAGCGGTTATTCAACAAAGGCAGGATCCCACTAACAAAAAGACTTGGTGGTCTGAGATAGACCCATGGCTTACTGATCAATTATATTTACATCCTAAGTTTAAAGCATTTTTCGACGATCGTTCAGGTGAGGCTACGGACGGATTATATCCTACAGTTACAATCAGACAAATTATGTGGGCTCTAAAAATAAAGCCAATTCCTAGAGAAAGATGGGAAACCTGCTTTGATAGACGTTATATTTAGCGAAAAACACAACGCCTTTTATGAGAGAGATTCTAAAGGAGAAATAATTATGGACATGTTAATGTTGAAGCTATCCACAAAATTTATGAAGGGAATTGTGGCTAAAATCATATCGAAGAAAGTATACAAAAAGCTGGGATACAAAATTGATATTCAGCTTAATGACGTACAAGTTGATACGATCAATGGCGATGTAAAACTTCATATCAATGCGGATGCAAAAATGAACAAAACAGAGTTTGAACGACTTATGGAAGAACTCGGTGAGGATTAGCCAGTGATGGCTTTTCCTTTTTCTTTTCGCGAAAATTACACGTGCTTTAATGAGAAACAATGGATAGATGCTGGTGAAAATCCAGTGGTGAGACACGAAGGCGTAGCGGCACGTAATAACGTAATAAAACATGCTACCCACCGGGCAACGGTTTTCGTTGGGCCGACCCTGAAGTCATTGTTTCTCTTTTATTTTTACCTCGCGAAATTTACAAGTGCTTTAATGAGAAACAGATGAGTTCCATTGGTAGAACATCACCATTAACGGTGAAGGATGTGGGTTCGAGTCCCACACTGTTTCTTTTGCTTTTACCAAATAACTAATAAAGGTGTGGGAGAAATGAACGCGCGACTATTTGTCAAACGTAATGCATCAACTATATTAACCGGATTAGGCGGTATAGGAGTAGTGGCAACAACGATCACAGCAGTAAAAGCAACACCAAAGGCTCTTCGTTTAATTGAAGAAGCTGAAATTAAGAAAGGAGAAAAACTGACAAAATGGGAGAAAACACGAATAGCAGCAGTAACTTATATTCCAACGATTGGTATCGGAGTAGCAACAGTAGCTTGTATACTCGGCGCTCAATTACTAAATCAACGTCAACAAGCAGTCTTAATGTGCGCATATGCTTTGCTAGACCAGTCTTACAAAGATTATCGACGCAAAGCACGAGAGTTATATGATGAAGAAACAGACCAAGAAATTATGAATGCTATCGCTATCGAGAAGGCTGAAGATATTGGTGTGCGTGGATCATATTTAGGCACAAACTGCGACTTATCGTTAGAAGAAAATAATGGAGAACCACAAGTATTCTATGACGAACATTCTGGTAGATATTTTGAGTCTACTATTGAACAGGTCTTGAATGCTGAATACCACTTGAATCGTAATTATATTTTACGAGGGTATTCTTATTTAAATGAGTTTTACGAGTTCTTAGGAATTGAAGAAACTGATTACGGTTCTGTTTTAGGTTGGGCTCCGAATGATGATGGTATGTACTGGATTGACTTCAACCATAGGAAACTGGAATCTGACGACGGCAAAGATGTTTATATTATCGAAATGCCGTTTGAGCCTACGTACGATTTCTTGGAGTATTAATTCGCTAAAATTACAAGTGCTTTAATGGAAAGGAGGTAAATGCTTTATGAATCCAATTGTAACAAAAGTTGCTAAAATTTCAGTCAAAGTATTAGGAGTCGTAGTACCACTTGCGGCCAGTTACTTTGCGGACAAAGAATTAGACGACAAGATTTCAAAAAAGACGGCAGAAGCAGTTGCTAAGATGAAAAACGGGGAGGCCTAAGGGCCTCTTTGTTTTATTTTTGTTCAAAAGAAAGGAGAAAAACATGAACAAAGAAAACATAGTAAACTTTTTTAACGGCATACGTGCTACGGCGGACAAGCATTCGCCTGAGATTCTTACCGGAATCGGTATTGCTGGAATGATTACTACCACGGTACTTGCAGTAAAAGCAACACCAAAGGCTCTTCGTTTAATTGAAGAAGCTGAAGATCACGGTATTGGGATCACTTCAAAAGATGGGGATCCCGACTGGAGATATCGAAAATTAACTAAGATGGAAACTCTTAAGGTGGCATGGAAACCTTATATTCCAGCTGTAATCACTGGATCAGTATCTGTAGCATGTCTTGTTGGAGCTAGTAGAGTTAGTTTCAAAAGAAATGCTGCGTTAGCGACCGCATATACACTATCGGAGAAGGCTCTTAAAGACTACAAAGATAGTGTGGTTGAGACGATCGGCGAGAAAAAAGAGGAGAAGATTAGAGAAAAGGTAGCTCAGAAAAAAGTAGACGAGCAGCCAGCATCTAAATCTGAGGTCGTTGTCGTAAATTCCGGCGGAAAGATTCTATTCTTAGAACCAGTATCAAATCGATATTTTATGTCAGATGTAGAATCCATACGAAAGATTATTAACGATCTTAATTACAGATTAACCAGCGGCACCGAAGAGTATATTTCTCTTAGTGAATTCTATGACGAGATCGGTTTGTCTCACACATCGATAAGCGATGAGATTGGATGGAATATTTACAGAGATGGACAAATCTCAATCGATATGCCATCAGCAAAAACTGAGAAAGAAGAGCCATGTTTAGTTCTTGATTATAACGTATCACCCAGATACGATTATGCGAAACTGTCATAATTCGCAAAAATTACAAGTTCTTTAATGAGAAACTATATTAATCAAAACATATTTAAAGGAGGAAATCATTATGATTAAAGGAGAAGACATCAAAGTAACAGAGGACGAAGTAATCGTTGAGGAAACAGTTGACTGTGAGAAGGTCGGTTTCTTAGACAAAGTGAAAACAGGATTAAAAAAACACGGAAAGAAAGTTGCAATTGCTGCAGCTATCGGAACGGTTGGATTGATCGGTTATGCTCCTGTCTCTTATACACATCTGACGCTGCCGACGAATAGCCTTG